TAGTTGATCGAATGTTAATCCCATATTATAGTTGTGCTTTACAAATAATTTTTCCACTAGTACTATTGAACTGTCCGAAATACGGCCTAAATGTTGTTAAAACGGCACCTGTCATTGTAACAATTAGTATTATAGACATGTCGCCATCATTACCCCCGGCTGATCCAGTTGCTAATGTACTTACCCCTGCATGGACAGTTGCTAAGTCGCTTAACTGAAAGTGCGCAACATTTGAAAATGTTGTTGTTGGTATAGCTCTCATTTTGGCTGGGAAAGGCAAACTCAATACGGCAATTTGCGTGGTTGCTGCACTGCCATAGCCTATTGGTCCATTTGCTGCTATACCAGTAATTACTATTTGATATCGCATACATGCTGCCAATTCCAAAGCATAATGCTGATCTTGAAATGGTAACGCAGTACTTCCTACATTTAATTGAACCTGGCTAATCCAAAAGTCATCATTTATAGCTATTGTTCCGTCATCTACCCATATAACGACTGCTATATTATTAGTACCTGCCGTATCTAAAGCTATATTTTCTATTTTAAATGTTTCAAATGTTGATGTAAGGGCTAAGTTTGCAGCCGTATTTTCTGCCGTCCAACTAGTAGCCCACGTTGGATTTGTTCCATCTGATGCCCAAGTTGTAATGACATCAGAAGTAATTGCATCAGCTGTTCCCGTCCATGCTAAGACTGTTGCTCTTATATTAGCTATTTCCGTCCCTGTTGTTTTAGCCTGAAAAGATAAACTTACTGTTCGTCCTATTAGTCTTTCTGCATCTGCAAACTCTATAAAGTTAACAATTGCACATTGATTGTTTGCTGTAGCATTGGTACATTTCATTGAATAGGTACTTTTAGTTGTAGGAACTTCAGTATCTCTGGCAAAAGTCCATGAAGCATTCGTTTCCACTAAGGCATTCCACATATCACATATATATCTATCGTCAGCAGGAGTAAAAGTAGTGTTTTCCTCCCATATATTAAAATTACCGTTAATAATCGCTTGTCTAGCTATACCCCATTCACTGAAGCTTTCATCTGCTAACCCACTTAATATAGATCCTGTACTTATTGTTTTGTTTGTTAATGTTTGCGTAGTATCTGTACCAACTATAGTTGTGTTTTCATTGGGAACTGTTAGTGTTCTAGTAGTTCCTGTTGTAATCCCGCTTGCTTGAAATTGCAATTGCTTAGTTGGATCTACATTATCTTGTATAGTTAATGCATTGTCTAAAACTGTTATTGTAGGCGTATTAATTGTAGGTGTATTAATTATAGGTGATGTTAATGTTTTATTTGTTAAAGTCTGCGTTGCTGCTTTTCCTACTGCTTTATCTGTGCTAATAATTTCGCTTAATTTATAGTCATGACTAGCAGCTACGATAGAACTAGTAATGCCCACTTTAGTTTCTAGCGCCTCTATAGCATCTAATGCATCATTCATTACATCTTTAGGAGTTCTTGCATCTGAGCATGTTACATCTGTAAATGTATCAATTGTAGTGGGATAAGTTATAGCCATTTAAAAACTTAATAAATCAGTAAAATTTGTTGATACTCCTGTTAAATCTGTAAACCCTCCTAGTGTTAAGCACCAAAAATTAGAATCGCACCATGAATTAATATTGCACCAGAAAGAACCTGTCTCGTTATCTATAAAGCTTGTTGTGACCCCTGTTAAATCTGTAAATGTTGCCATGTTTTAGCTTAGTATTTCAATTACCAAAAGATTAAGATTCTGATTATCTCCCGCATTTGCCAACTGTGATGTTGCAACAATATCAACATTAGCGGTGGTATCTATTGCTAATGTTAGTACACCAGTAGTTGATGTACCTACCCCAGATGAGGACGATGCTACAAAACTTGCTACTTGTGCATTCGAAGCATTTCGATTACTTAACGTTCTAGACCCAGAAGCACTAACTGTACTAGCATTACTAAAACTGACTATATTGGATCCGCCAAATTTAATCCGAAAGGTTTTGACATTAGCATTATTATTATTAGATATATTATACGTAAATCTTAAAGCACTATTAATACCCATTGTATTAGCAGGCATTGTATATGTAAATAGTGTAACTTCAGTAACAACACCAGTGTTAACAACTGAGGTTGTTTGCGTTGCTAGTACTTTATGACCTCCTGTTATCTTGGCGGCGGCAATACCAGTAGCAATTTTTTCATTAGTTACTGCTCCATCTGCAATCTTAGCCGTTGTTACTGCTACATCTGCAATCTTAGCTGTTGTTACTGCTACATCTGCAATCTTAGCCGTTGTTACTGCTCCATCTGCAATTGTGGCGGATCCTCCTGTTAATTCCGTAATCCCTCTAAATCCTTTTGTTCGTGACATATAAAACTTATAATAACTAGTTAACCTCCAAAATTTTCACTTACTGTTAATCGTCCTAAAAAAGTTCCTGCATTTGCTGCCACGCCCCCCTCTAGAACAGATACTCTAACCCATTTAACATCAATAGGAAAACTGATATGGAATCTATCCGCTGTTCCTGCTGTAGCAACTGCCGTAAATCTATAATTTTGATAACTAGATGTAGTTAATCCACTAGATGTAGACTCACTAGACATTTGAAACCAATCTGTTGCTGTAGGTGTTGTGTCTACGTTTGAAATTTCTATCTTAATATCTAAAGTGTTCGATGTCTCTGCGGCTCCTTGAGTATAACTAATATCTAGTCCTACTTGATAAGCTTTACCTGCTCTAATTGGATTTGAAGCAACATAACTGGTTGTAAGTGTATAAGTTGTAGCACTGTTAAACTCTATTAATTGTGATTGTCTCCCGTCTGCCATTTGTAATTTTTAATAACTAAATAATGGGGAGTTTTACTCCCCCCCATTCAATATGTCTATACTCTAGCTCTAAACTCCTGTGCTCCGCATTCTGCTGTAAGTAAATTTACTGCATCTGCTACATCTGCTGCATTTAAGAAAAATAAAACAGGCACTATTACATCATCATTATCAAATGTAAATGCTGCTGTTACTGTTGGAACAACTCCATTTATTTCATATGTTACAACTCCATTCTTACTAACCTTAACAGTTAGTGTATATGTCTCGGTGTCTGCCCAGTTTTGAGTAGTATCTGTTACTACTGTAGCTGCATTGTTTAATATAGTTTCAATTTTAATATTTCCTGAGATAACATTAAGTACAGCCGCATCTGTATAGTCATCAAAATTAGCTTGCTGTGCTTGAACCTTTCTAAATCCTATCGCACAATCATCTGTGCCTGATACATCTGCAATACTAAACTTAACGCTAAAAAAGAAATTCTCTGATGTACCTACTGTAAATGCGTTCCTAGCTCTTGTTATAGCTGCTGATGAACCCCACAGCTCAACACCATCATTATCTGTTTGATCCATATTAATATTTAAGCCTAGAGATGACAAAACTGGTGCTAATATTGTTTGAGTCCCTTTAGGTGAGTATCTAATCACATTTCTCTCGAATCCCATTACATTTAAATCCCCTGCTGTTCCTGTTGCTGCTCCACCTGCTACTTTAGAAGTAACGGGATCAACTTTGAAATCCTCATAAAAATAATCATAATGCGATGTAGGCACTCCATTAACTTTGTACCCGTTTGCTGAATCTACTTCTGAAAAATTTGTAACTCCCATAATGTTTGTTTTAATAAATAAACCTAATATTTACCTCTCATTTACCCTTGAGAGTCTAACGGTTTGTGTAGGGTTGCTAGTTAACCTATACACTAGCAGGTTAATTACTTAAGAACTATAAGTTAATCCATTACCTTGACTAGCCCAAGTCCCCCTCCAGTCGTCCCATCCAATTGATGCATAGAACATAACTTTCCAGTAGTAAGTGTCATTTAAGAATCCATTTGATGTATCCATTTCACCAATCTTTGGTCTTTCTGCCCATAACCAATTCAATTTAGCTACTTCTGGATCAATTAGCATCCAAGCTGTATCAGAACCACCAGCCGCTGTACCTAAATAGTCCCAGACAATAACTTTTAAATTTCCACCTTCATATTCATTTAGTTTGAATACATTAGTATCATTATTTGCTGTTCCTGATTTTTGCATTGACTTTGTTATAGTTAAAGCTTCTTGCATAAGTCTTGGCGGTACTAATAATATTTGTGGTATTGTTTCGATTAATTCTCCTCTTCCGTCTTTTTGTTCTCTCATTTGAATGATAGCTTCATCAAGATTATCTGCTGTTAGTGTTAAACCACTAGCTGACGCATTAGATCCTGCTGTACCACCATCAGTTCTTGTATGAGAAGTCGAAAATAATGGTTTAGCATCTCCATATGATGTATATGCTGTGTTAAACCCATTTCTAAATAAAGAAGAGCCTAATCTTTCCATTTCTCTAGTAACTTGCTTAGCTTGCGCTTTTGCAATGTTTTCTGCTTTAGTTAAACCCGATTTGTCCCATTTTTGCACTTCATAAGTTACTTGGATAGTATCACCAAGTTTTTGAGGAACATAAGTAGTTTTGAAACCTTCTAGTAATGTGCTTACTGGATATTTAGTACCTTCTGGTACAATTTGCATTGTTCCAGCTCCTGTATAATCCATGTGCTCTTCGTTGAAATCTTCTTGAGACATTACTGTTAAGAGTTTCTCTAATTTAGGTCTTTTTGCTTTGTATTCATCAACAAAGTGTTTTCTAATACCTCTGTTAAGAGCAGTTAAATACTGCTGTGTTGACATTGGTGGAATTGAAGTTGACATATATTATCTCTGATAAAAACTAAATAAAATAATGATTAAGTTAAACTATTTTGAGTTTCTCTAATCATATAAGTACCAACTGATAGGTCTGTGTTTAAATCATCTCTTATTCCTTGAGGATTATATGCAATACAAAACAAGCTACCAGAAACTGTTGTTGTTGCAGAAACTCCAACTGTACTTGTATCAACAATTTGTGCAGCTGTTGCACCTGTAATATCAAAAAAAGATGAATAAACATCAGTAACTGCAAAAGTTGTACTAATGTTGTCGTTATCCATAACCACTGTTTGAAAAGGTGTTACGTTAACTTGCACTGCTGTTGAGGCACTTGTTGCTGCTCTAACAATTATTCCACCAATTCTTTCTCCTGTTGCTGCTAACTCTAATTGTCCTGATTTAATATTAACTAAATCATTAGCGCTTAGTGTGGCATTAGAGTCAAATGGTCGTAAAATGTCCGCAACTGTAATTAAAGAACCTCTTACAATTACTAATCCGGCTGCCATATTATTATTATTAATAAATAAAAACACATTTTTTTGTTATTACTCTGCGTATGTTTCCTTAGACTGTCCAAACCTATAATATTCTTCGTCAGTCATTTTCATAGCTTGAGCATATGCCCTTTCCTGTGTGGTTAGGTTGACAGAAGTTTTTAAGGATTGCTGACCAACTGGAGCTGTACTTGAAGCACCTGCTCTAGCTGTTGCTTGTGCTAGTCCTTCTAATCTTCCATTCTCACGAGCTTGAGTTACTTGTGCAGCAGCTTTACCTGTAATTTCTCCATAAGCTTGTATTACTGCTTCAGTTCTGTTGAGTTTAAGATCTTTCTGCATTTTTGCATTTGCTAGATAATCCGCTGTCTCAATTAACTTTTGATTAACAATAATTTGCTCTTGAGACTTGCCAGTTCTTTCAAGTTCAGGATATGTAGACATTAAAACTTCTAATGTCGTTTTAGCCTCATGTCTTTGCTCAAAACGTTGTGTAGCCATCTCAACAAGTAAATTTGGATCTATTGTTGTCTGAATACCTGGTTGTGTTTCTTGCGCAACTTGTTGTGCTTGCTTCCATAATCCTTGAGAACGTAGTTCATTTATCGTAGCAAGGGCGTCTTGTTCAGATACTTTGTTTATCTTCATTAAAGCCTGTTTAAAAAACTCAGGATCTTCTTGTGAATTTTTTTGAATAACATCGTATCTTGCTTTAACTTCCCTTAACTCTTCTAGTTCCTTTTGAACTTGTCTGAGTTTTCCCTCTTCTCTTCTTTCTGCTTCTGCTTGCTTTTCTGGTATCCCGTTATTTTCGGGGGCAGACTGTGATACATTCTCAGCATCCTCGGCATCCTCGTATCCACTAGTATCAACAGTGGGGGAGGTTTCCACGTTTTCTACTTGAGTATCTGTATAGTCATCTGTAGTGTTATCTACAAAGTCAGCTACAGGGTCAGTAGTAACGTTTCCGTCTTGGTCTTCCATAGTACAGAATATTAACTTGTTAAAATACAGGTTTCTTGTAGAACACAAAAAACCGAGATTAAACATTAGCTTGTTTAACTAATGTACAATCTCGGTAGTTCCGTTAATCTGTACTTTGTAACAATTTAAACTATTTAAACATAATTGTCAATTAGATTCAATCTTTAATATCAGCCTTTAATTTCTGAGCTCTTATCTGTAATTCTATTTCTGCAAATTTGACAAAACTACTAAATAATAAGGCTCCAATAATCCTGCCTTTTCTCTTTCCATTTTGATAATAATCTATATGAACTGGTGTACTTTGTTCCGGTTCAGCACTTATAGTTAGCTCCTTTATATTCTTTATTTCTCCATCTATTAATCTTCTTACAACATCATATACTTTAGTATCTTTTAGTTCTATTAATGCCTTAAGCTCCTCTCCTTTTAAATCCTTAATAGGTTTAGGTATCATTACGGGTATTTCCATTGTTTATTATATTAAAAACTATTTCTTAGTAGAACCACAACTTTTACACTTCTTTCCTTTCATCTCTTTCTTACATTTTGGACATTTCATAATTATACTTTAAAAAATAAATATTACATAACTGGCATGCCTTCACCCATAGGCTGAGGCATTGGTACTGCATTTGGATCACCTGGCATTCCATTTGGTATTGGCGTGTTCATATCAGCCCCTGGTGGCATTGGTGCTTGTGGTGTTTGAGCTTCTGGCATTGGAGGCGCTGGTGGCATTAATACTTTCTCATCTATTAGGTCTGCTGGCATATTTTCTATTGCTAAATGAGTAGCTACAGCACCTCTTAGCTTCTCTTGTTTCTCCAATTTAGCTAATAACTGTGCATCTGGTTCTGGTTCTGGTACTTGTGGTTCTATAGGTTCACCAGTAGCCGGGTCAAATTGTGGTGGCATTTGTGCAACTATTTCTTCAATCTGTTTTATCTGTGTAACTATTCCTTGATCAATTTCATCTTGTATCTGCTTTATCTCCTCATCTATCGCAAACAATACCTTATATTCAAATTTTCTATGAGCTATAGATGCACCTGGTGTTCCAGATACTTTCTCACCTTTTAGTATTTTGGTCATATGTTCTTCTGCCTTCTTTATCTCAAGGTCTTCTCTCACCTCTGGCTGAATTAGTAAGTCCTGTGGTAATCCTTCTACATCAAAATAACGTTGGAATAACTTAGGTGCGCTAACCATTGGTAAAGGATTTGATTGCATAGCCTGTGCATTACTAGGATCTACTGCGAACGGAATTAATTGTGCAAATTCTTCTTTCATCTTCTGCATCTCTAACGATTTACTCATAATTTCAATTGAGTCTGGTTTGATCATTATATCTAGCTCACTAGTTGTATTTAGATATTCTTCTGTCATTTCGAAAAATGTATAATCCTGATTACTTTCTTGTACTTCTAAGTCCTTAGAATCCTCGTTAAGAGTTAGCTCTATACCTTCTAATCTTATTTTCTTATATTCAGGCTTTTTATTCTCTCCAATCAATCCTCTTATCTTCGGAACCTTCCATACTTGCTGCATTAACTTCCATACTTGCCGCCCACTATAGAACCAACCCTCATTGACAAAGTTATCTATTACTGCAAATATCATTGATTGTAATTGTTCTTTATTTTGTATTGTTGCTGTGGCTGTCTTATTGGCTGCTAATAAAGATAGTTGTGAAGGATCAATACTAGTAGCAATAGTTGCACTTCTTTCTGTTAAATCATTTAATTGAAATGCATCAAATCCTATTGGTGCTGTCACTAATTGTTGTACCTTTTGACCAATAGCTCTATTATCGCTTAAATCAATCGGTATTAATTGTGATTCAGTACGCACCATTTCTTCACTTAATTCTCCAAATGATGTTGCATCAATAAAATACCTTAGGTTATATGATCTATAAATATAATCATACATCATATTCACTAGTATCTCTTGCGCACCTTGAATGTTCATTAATAAATCAGGGATTCCAATACCGTAAAATTGATTAGGGTTCTTAATAAAATCCACCTTATGATAAGTTATTTCTTTATGATTATATGGTAATGGAGTATTTATAATTAATATATCATTAGCAAGTACTATATACTCATCTGTTAATTGATTCTCATATTCAATCAGTTCAACACTTTGGCTATCAATTACATCCTCTGGCGTTCTAAAAAAATCATATGTATCTGTCTTCATATAAGTTGAAGCTGCTTTTACATTATCTATATTCTTTGCATCTGGATTGCTCTCATACATAGCTTTAAAGTCGTCAATATGCACAAATCTTCTCCGAATAACAAATCTAGCCCTTCTAGTCACCCCGTGTATACACCATGCATTAGGGTCAGGGTAAATCTCTCTAATAGGTATATATTCAATTGCAATATCATCTTTAGTTATTACCTCTTCTTTCTCTCCCCATAATGTCTTTCTTTTGCTTTCTTCTTTTAGTTCTTCCTTTTCCTCTTCGCTCATCTTGTCTGGATCTGTTTTAGGAAACCTATACTCTCTGCTTTCTTCTAAATGAAAAACTCTGAAAAATCCTGCACCATATGTTGCTGCGCTATCTGCTACCTTAACAAACTCCGTCTTTGCATTACTTGTCTGATACCACCAATCTAAAGCCTTAGACGCTACTCTAGCTTGATTCCTATCATCATCATTATTTGGCTTTGCGTTCCATGCAAGATTTAGTTTTTTAAATTCGTTAACAAAAGCATTAATACGACCCGTAGACATTGGAGATTTTATATTGCTCTGATAATTATCTGTTCCTGTATTAGCTGCCCATTGATACCTCGCCTTTTCATCTGTTGCCCATCTCTTCTCCCAATCGCCGCCAGTTCCTCCATCTCCACCATCAGTATTGTAATTGTTCCAATAACAATTGTTTTGCCTTGCTCTTTTAGCTTGAGTGAATTTATCTCTTATCTCTTCTATCTTCTTGAAGTCTGTTTTCTTTATAGATTTACTACCATTTTGTTTATCTTGCTCATGGTATTGCTTGTAAGCTTCGTAACCTTTAAGATCTCCCTTTGTTTGTCCCGTTGTTTGTCCCTTTGTTTGTCCCGTTGTCATAAATTTAAAAATAAAAAAATCGACATAAATAAAAGCCTAAACTCTTAAATATGCCGGTAGTTCCGATAATATTTTAATAGTATATCACCTACACTGTTTTTATTGACAGTGCTGTTAATTCTGTTTTCTTTGAATCGGTAACTTGTATTAGCATGTATCTCCTTCCTGTCTTTGGTTCTGTTGTTAAGATAGCCTTAAATTCTCCATGTGTTTTGTTCTTCATGAACTGTACAAAGTCTATTAATGCTCCAAACTCCTCAGAGCTAACATCTATTATAGACTTATTTAAAACGTTTCGAAATGATTCTTGTTCCATTGTTTTAGTTCTTCTTTAATATCTTTATTAGTAACTTCTAATGGTTTAAGTATCTTTTTATCTAAATCAACCTCTTTAATCTGATTAGCCATATATTCCTTTACACAATAAGGGCATACATCTTTAAATTTATTCTGTTTCTTCCATACTAGTCTGCACAGTTGCTGGTGCGTTACTTTTCTTTTACAGTTAGTACAGTTGACTATCATTTTGTTAATAAATTCCGAATTATAGTTTCTCTAGTCTGTCCTACATAAGGTAATTTACGTTCTTTAGCCATATTTCTTAAATCATTTCCGTCTAACTCTTCTAAGGTTTGCCTAGCAGTTTTTTCCTGAGCAGATCCTTTAACTGGTGTCTCATCTTCATTAGGATCTTCAACCTCCTCTGCTTCTATGTTACCTTCCGAACTTATCAAATGAACTGTTTGACCAGGCTGTAATTTCTGTCTAATCTTCTTTGCAATTTGATTAGTTGAAATCAAGTTTTCCATAGCTTCTTCTGTAATTACCTTAGTAGCTGGTCCCACCTTATCTTTGATTTTTTGTATTAATAAATCTTTTATATCTTTTGGAGAAAATATTATATATAAACGGCTGCACAATTCTTGCACCTCTTTTAATCCTCTTTGTTTCATCTTGTCATAATCACAACCTATAGCCCAATTGTAGCGAGACTCTGGTCTTGTAATTCCATATCCGTCAGGTATATTAGCTTTAATTTGTATACCTCTACCTAATGCATCAAAGAAAGGTCTCATTCTAATCGCTTCGCCAACTTTACTAAAAGATGCTTTCTGCACATTATCTATTCCTAGATACTCCGGAGTAGTTTTATAGAAATCATAGGCTTCTTGATCTGTTGTATCTAATAAGCTCCTGTTCCAATCTAACATAATTGGTAAATCACCAATGTTAGTAATTTTAAAATACACCATAGTTTGGGTTATAAAAATTAGTTATTTGTTAATATGCACAACACTTTTTCAATGTCTATAAAGGTACATTTTTTACCTTCTAGATCCGTGTCTTGGTTATTATGCCATTTAAATATTACAATGTCATCTATTTTTATATTAGTGACATCTGGACCAATAGCTAACACCTTGGCTTTATAGTTAAGCCTAACCTTAGAACCATCTCTAGAACCATTTGTAGAACCATCTAACAATTCAAGTCCACTTTGAGTTGTATTAGGTTCGTCTATATATTCTAATAAACAATTGGTCGATGTTGGTTTTATCATATTAATATCCTCCTAATGGTTTATATAAAATTTTAACAGCACTTTTATTTTTTTTATCTTTCTTTTCTTGATTTGTTCCTAATCTTGTTGGTAACTTTGTAAAGCTCATTAGTCCATATCTGCTTGCATCATAGCAATGATCTTCACCATCACTGTCTATATCCTCTGGTCTGTTCTCATCATAGACTAATTCAGGCAATGTTCTAATCAAGTTAGGACATGTTGACCAGATTTTCATCAAAGGCTCTTGAAATGGATTCCAATGGAGATATGACCTATACCGTCTTGCACCCTCCAATCTTTCGTTATTACCTCTTTGCTTCACAATGCCACCTAATAAATTAGCAACCACTGTACTCGATGCAATACCAGTTTGATTGTTGCGAATATCCATTGAAGGATCATAAATAAACTTAGCATGCTTTACAACCATATCATATATCTTTAGATCTTGCAGGTTGCGTTTTATATTCATAGCTGCTTCCTCTATTGTCTCTCCTGCCTTGTAGTATTCCCAAACAATAGTTACCCTTCCATCATTATCTTGTATCATTAGATGAACAGCTCTTGGGTTCGTTGTTCCATCATCCCATGCTAACCTCATTTCAAAATTGCTAGGAATATCTGCCAAGTCAAAAGCAGGTTCTAATACATGAACATCTCCTTTCCATGCTTCGAAAAATTGACCTTCAAATTGATCCCAATCACCATCTAAATAAGCTTTTCTTTTCTTTGGGTCAAGTGCTTGTAAGGCTTTAATGTAATTAGGATCACCATCTAACAAGATTTTATTGTCATATACCAAGGCTTGCACAAAGTCAAAATCATTACCCTCTTCGTTATCTGTATATACTTTATCAATAAACAGTCTTTTTACCCACCCATGCCCTATTCCTCCTGGATTAAATGTTAGTAACATCTTTGGTGTAATTTCTTTCTTTGTTGTTCTACAGCTCGTTCTTAATACCTTGAACACCTCCTCAGAATGTTGTGTTGCTTCATCTAACCCTATATCTTCATATTCACCCCCTTGATATTGATAAACATCATCTGAATGCTGCAAGTACCCAAAAGCTATTGAACTTCCATTTGGTAAGCTAATAACCTTTTCGCTTTTATTATAATAATCTCTCAGTACTGGATACTCTTCTAATATTTTCTTAATATGTGTACTTAAGAGCTCTTGATATGTCTTTCTAATTATAATCCCATGTGTTTTAGGATATTTAAGCCTTCTGAGCAGCATCCAGTAACGCATTAACCAGCTCTTACCTCCTCCCTTTGCTCCTCCATATCCTAAAATAAGAACATTAGATAATCTCAACAGCGCCTCTTGCTGTTTCTGCTGTGGTTGATCCATCAGTAGTTCCACTATTTCTAAATGTAACAATTATTTCTTTCCCTTCGTTTCCTGTAAGTTCTGTTCTTAAAGAGTATAAATTCTTTTGTTTACGTGATAAATACTTCCAACTATCTTCTACTGATTCTTCATTAACTATTCTTTGTGCAATGTTTCTCTTGGCTGCAAATACTACAAAGCTTGTTGCTCTATCCATTCTTGTAGCAAATTCGTCGGAGCGCTTACGCCATTCATAATAAGTATCTTTGTGAATACCTGCGAACAGACATGTTTCTTCAATTGTGAAATCTCTTTTAAACCCATCCTCCAAATCCGATAGCATTTTGTCACTTAGCTTGTCTGCTGCAAGCATTAATTGTTTAAGTGTTAACGTGTCTTTGTTCATAGTATAGTTTTGTTTTTATTATATAATGTTTATATAATGTTTATTTAATAATATCCTGCTAATATCCTGCTAATATCCTGCTTCGTACGTCAGCTTAGCATATTTACCTTGATCCGAACACTTAGCACCAAATACATCATAAGCAACCCTTAACTTGCTATCCCAGATGATAACTTCTTTCTTTG